TTCTCTGAGAACCTGAACTATTCGGATAAGGGACTCAACGGAACCTTTAAGAAGTATTTTCCAACGATCGCTTCGACCGCAGGTTATGCTCGTAAGCCAGAAAAGATTGCAAACAAAGTGTATGCTAATCGGATGGGGAACGGTTCAGAAGCCTCTGGAGATGGTTGGAAGTGGAGAGGTCGTGGCCCGATCCAACTGACTGGGAAAGACAACTATACAGCTTTTGCCGCTGACGTAAAACGTCCTGACGTCTTGACGAATCCTGATCTTGTGGTTGGTGAGTTGGCTTTTGAGTCTGCATTATGGTTCTTCCGTAAGAATGGATTGCTTGCAATTGCAGACAAAGGTGTTACCGATGCGGTGATCACTCAAATCTCAAAGCGAGTGAATGGCGGTACACACGGTCTTGACGATCGTTTAAAGAAAACAAAACAATACTCCAATTGGGGATAAATTGAAGGGGACCGAAAGGTCCCCTTCTTTTTTACTTAGTCTTACCTTCTGCCAAGAATTCGGCAGCTTGCGACGGATACTCTGTATCTTCGTCTTCAATCTTTACCTTCTTCGGCTTCTTGTGCTCTGGAATAATAGCTTCCAAAGCAATCTTCAGAATGCCATTCAGAAGTGATGCACCGCGAATTTCTACGTTATCGGCAATAGTAAATGTTCGTGTGAACGGACGCATTGCAAGTCCGTGATGCAGCATCTGAGGCCATGTCCACTCTCCCTTCGAATCCTGCTCTGCAGGTTCACCAGATGTGGTATTGCCCTTGATGATTAGCTTGTCGTCTACGATCTCGATCTCAAGATCTTGCTTAGCAAAGCCAGCAACAGCGAGTTCGATGGTGTACTTGTTTTCGTCAATCTTCTTCAGATTGTATGGAGGGTATTTTGCAGCAACGGCTTGAGCTTGGCTCGCAGCGGCGTTTAGCTTTTTTGCAACTTCATCGAATCCAACGTAGAAACGATCGAAGTCATTTGTTCTCCAGAACGGATTATCTTTAAACATAATTTTGCTCCTATATAAGCGAGTTTGAGTTGTGTCACCCATTAGGCGTGACAGGTTTATTTATAAGATAGAGTTGAACTCCAGCTTCTAAAAACATTTGTTTTGTAACATGCCAGCGAAAATGTTCGACGTCTTCAACTGGCTCGTACGATACCACCTTCGTAATTCCCTTCTGAATGATGCTCTTGGCGCATTCGCTGCACGGTAGAAGAGGACTATAAAGCGTGCAGCCTTCGACAGACAGCGGAGCATTGTCGAGTGCGTTCCGTTCGGCATGAGCTACGAACAGATGCTTCGTAGGCCTATCGTTGTATCTCTCTGCAAGATCTTTTACACCACGAGGAAAGCCATTGAAACCGAGAGAGACGATACGATTGTGCTTATCTACAATGACACAGCCTACTTGTGTCCGAGGATCCTTTGACCATGTCGCAACATGATCGGCGAGATCAAGGAATCGTGCTACCCACTTACTCATTTCTTTGCTTTCAAAATACGTTCACGCAAACCAGATGAACTATAGTTATGCCTACGACTGCAGTAGTGGATAGGAATGTCGAGATCGTATCCAGTGAAGTCTGTTCGATCAATGTAATCCATACCAAGGAAACGAACGTCCCAATCAAGACCAGCAAGTAGGTTGTAGAGATCTGCCTCAGTATCGTACGGGACGATCTGATCGACATACTTACATGCCTCCAACTGAATATAACGTTCAGATAGACCTTGAACGGGCTTGTTCTTTTCAGGACGATCGATTGTAGGATCCGATTGCAAAGCTACAACCAAACGATCACAGTGGTCCTTAGCCTCCATCAGCATAAGGATATGACCTGCATGGAACAGATCAAAACAACTGGCTACAATACCTACACGTTCCTCTCTCATTTAATCACCGTCAGGTTTTCAGGAGCAACACAGTGACGACCAGCATCGCTGGTAACCAGAACCTGTCCAAGGCTATAGCAATAAGCTGTCTGCTTAGTACGAAGTTCCTTCTCTTCTTGTTCCGATTTTGCAACGGCCATAATCAATAACCCGAATCCGACAATGAGTCCAATAAGGAATGTCGGCAAGCTAAACACTACGTCAAAAACACCTTCCAAAAAGCTTTTCATGATACAAAGACTCCAATCAAAGTTACAATTATAATTAAAACAATAAAGCCCAAACAACCGCTGCCATCCAGACCATCCCACATAGCCCGCTGACGAGGATGATTAGTCATACTCGATGCCTTCATCCTGTTTACGACCCATATAGTGATCGTCGCTTACGCAATGAAACTGTGCTTGCAGACTGGTATTGACGATAGTCTTTGTCACTTGTCCAGCAAACTCTACACACTGCTCCGCACTGCCAGTCTCATAGACATCTTTTGCAAAGTATTCACCGTCAGCAGTGAACAGATATACGATTAACCAAAAACTCATATTAGTTTCCTTTATATTGAACCCATTTTGCATACAGACCAACTTCGCGGCCGTATGCTTCGATCTCCCATGGTGCATCGAAGTAATGATCTTCTTTGCCCTTTGGCTTCCAGATTTCGCCCATCCACTTGCTGTAGATTTTAAGGCCGCCACGTGCAGCTACTACATGGCCAGTACGAAGTTCGTTCTTGGCATGTTGCTTGACATGCACCATCTCATGGCCAAGAGTCTTGATCATGGCTTTAATGTCTTGGCTCTTGAGGCCGATGGTGAACCAACGAGGATTACGAAAACCATCTTCGTCGACGCATTCACCTTCAACATCAAGGTTGTTGTAAACTTCGATGTCGAGGGTGAGGTTGCGAACCATGCGAGGATCCATGAGTTGAGCTGCAAAGAACTCTGCGGCTTCCTTGAGAAGCGCTTTCTCTTTGCGCTTGCCAATCATACCAGTGATCGTGATGTTCATGTTTTCGTCCTTCATCATTATAGGTCCACCTTACCAAACTTTTGATAAAATGTACACCCTAAAAATCAGCTAGAACGATAAAAAGGTCTCGGGAAATCGTTGTCTGCGAGGGTTGGTGTGTCAGGATGGACATAGTGCAGGAACAGTTGGAAAAGAGAATCTATCTCAAGAGGATCTCTCCAGTGCCACTTACCTCCATAGTCAGAACCGCCGTTGAAAATGATGGCATCGCCTTCATCAAGGTCGACAGGTATAGCGTTGCTCTTATCATCGTTTTCACTGAACCACAAAGGAGTGCTACCTTCTCCCATCTTACACATAGTAATGCTGATAGAGTACTGACAGGCTTCACGATCGCGGTGAAGTTTCAGTTCTGAGCCTCTATAATATTCTCGAGAGAAAGCATATGAAGGCACCATGTTTGGAATGCCCCAAACTTTTTCGATGATGTGTTTACAATAAAGCAAGATGCTATCATCGAGGATGTTATGGTCTATCGAATCAATATCTCCTCCGAGATAAGGACCGAATTCTGGTTTTCTAATTGCCTTCAGATGCGAGATATCAATAAAGGCCTTATACATCTCGATCATATCAGGAGATAAAACTCCCTTGATCTTTACGAATCCATTTTTTTCAAATTCATCTCTATAAGATGCAAACATACTATCGTCTATCATATTACCTCACTTACTGGTAGCTCTATAAATTCCGTCCCACTTGAGTGGCTCATCGGTTTTCAAGTCGTAGATTCTTTGTTCCATCATATCATAGTATGCATTTAGCTCTTCGTCCCAACAGCGTTTCAGATCTTTTATCATGTTGATAGCTGCATCCCATTTGCCCTGACGATAGAAGTCCAAGAACTTTTTATGCAGCAGTTCTCCAGCAGGATCTGCAAATTCGAGTACTGTATAGATTTGAGCAGGTTCTGTCTTACCTTTCACGGCGATCAGGTCGAGCTCAACTACTTGGTATACATTCCCAATCGATTCGGCCGTTTGTGGTCCGACGATGAGTTTGACTCCATAAGGCTTGGTTTGACCTTCGAGACGAGCAGCCAGATTAACCCCATCGCCCAAGCAAGTATAATCAAAACGCTGGTCGCTGCCCATATTGCCAACAACCACAGTGGCAGTGTTAATACCAAGACCCATACCGAAAGCTGGGATGCCTTCTTTTGTAACTTCTTCATTGAAAGTCTCCAAATCTTTTAACATTTGGAAGGCTGTTCGTACAGCATCCAAAGCATGCTTATTATTATCGAGCGGCGCATTCCAGAATGCCATCTGTGCATCACCAATATACTTATCTAATGTACCGTTGTTTTCAAGGATCGCTCTTGTCATGACCGTCATGTAACGATTCATAATCGACGTGAGACCTTGAACATCTTCTCCGTAGTGTTCAGAGATTGTAGTAAAGCCACGAACGTCTGTGAACATGATTGAAAGCTCGCGAGATTCTCCGCCTAACTTCAAGAGATCTGGCTGTCTTTGCAATCTTGCAACAAGATCTGGGCTCAGATATGT